TCGTCAACCATGTCGGGAGATAAATACTTTTGAAACTGCTTCTTAATTTGTTCTTTGAGTTGATAGGTTTTATAATATTTGTTGAAGGAAGCATGTCCGAAAACTATTATGGAGGCAATCGATGAGTAGAAAGTATCGAAAAGAACGAGAGATGAAGACCACCAATAGAGAGACCCACCCACCTGAAATCCTACGAAGACTAGACTCCCTATCCCCGCAAAGGTTGTGGGAAGTTTGTAAACCATTACCAATATTCCTAGAAGGACTAACAGAAGAAGAGCGTGAGACAAGAATTCAAGATAGTAGGATTGTTGTATTCGAACTTCTTGCAAGACGGTTTGGAGGATTGATGCTTGAACTTGAGAAGGATACATTACACCCACTGGGGTTGAAACTGGATTATTGAGTCCCTCTGCAGTAAGACCCCAAATAAGTATTTTATTTTCAAGGTCTGACTCAGATAAATCAGCTGCAGATATTCTTTCAAAATCATACCAGTATCCGATTTGAACATCTGCAGTTGGTGTTGTTTCTATGGGAGCTTGTCTTCCCATACGAATCCACTCAATCCCAACTTCTTCCGTGACTCTTGTTTGATAATTTTTATGGTCACCAAATGCACGAAGAACTTCTAGAGCTACAGAAGGATACACAACATCATTTGCAGATACTATCAGGGGTGCTGACCTGATAGTCCCGTCAAAGTTTGGTGTACCTGCTACACTTGGTGTTGCAACTGTGACTCCTGAACCGTATGCATTCGTTTTCAGGATATCCTGAGGCGAAGCAATACCGTCAAAGCTCCATATATGTTCTTTGATATCTCCACCCCCGAATACAGATGTCCTGACATAGGGTGCAGAACCCGTATCTAACTGCGTGGTTGGAGCTGCAGATAGTATCGATAATCGATTTACTAATCCCTCTGCAAATTTATTATCCTGACCAAATCTATCAGGTTCTTTGAATAATTGAGTAAATACATGAGTGTTGGTATAAGAAGATTCCAACATGATATCTGCATAGATTCCTCTAGGCCATGGATATTGTCCATACTTTTCTAGAGACCTTTCGTCTATATCAACGAGGACTATATCCTCTACTTGTTCTATTTCTTTTTGTTGGTGTAGAAAGTCAAACCATGACCATGTGATATTTTCTATTAAGAAAGGATTCCAAATTTTAAGACCGAATAGCAACCCAATGGTCACTAGGACTGTCTTCCAAGAGTACATTAATTTCCTTGAGATACACTAACTGAACAACCACCAACTGTATAACAATTTTGAGTTATACTATATGATTTATTATTCCAACCATTTTGATATACAGTGATATCAGTTGGTTGTGTTCCATTTAGTATGACACTCATATAATGGTCGCCTGAATTTGTTTGTCGAAGGTCAACTTCATTGTTGTCGTTATAGATATCTAAATTAATATATTGACTTCCACCTTCTCTTTGAACTGTGTAGATATCGTTATTATCTCCTTCTAGGTGCAACCAATATTGATGGCCAGAAGAAGAACTGTTTGTTCTTTGTGTCATAAGAACATCATTATAATCACCTGTAATGTTTATATGTGCAAATGTATTTCCGTATTCTGAATTATCTATACTAAAGTTTCCGTTAGTTCCAACTTGATATCCTTGACCAAGTTTTAAAGTATTTCCGTCTCCCCAAACTCTACGAAGTTCTATGATATTTTGACCTGTTCCATTACCTCTATCTCTAGCTTGTTTTATAATAATAGTGTTGTCGATACCGTCTATTCCTTCTGAAGCAGTCCACTGTTTAACAACATTACGGTATCCTATTTGAGTTATATCAAGTTCGAAGTTATTACCTTCTTGTTTGATTGTTATTTCGTTATCGTCTGCAAGAACCATAGGGACTGATAATGTCCCTATAGTGATTAGTCCAACTATAATAATTAATTTTTTTAAAATATCCACCATAATAGTAATCCTAAGATTAGACCTTTTGCATATGCAATCCACATTGCGTGGTATTCGGTAATCTCTAATCTCTCTATCCACTTATAACTCAAATCTTCATGCCATTGCAAAACTTTTCGTAATAAGTCCATAAGTTTTCTCCTTTAAATAAGTATTTAGTTATTTTGGTTGATTATGATTTGAATTGCTGGGTCTCCATTACCAAATTCTATGATACCTTCATACCCGTCTGTTCTTAAATCTAGATATCCTGAATTACCATTTGCAATGATAATTTCAATAATACCATTAACTTCTCTATAAAATACTAACCTACCGTCTTCCTCGAATATGTTAAACTGTGAGTCTTTATTGAAACCAAAAGAAGCTCCGTCTAATCTTATTCCTCCAGTCACTTCCTGTCTATCTGTAAATTTTTCAGTAGTCTTTGTTAATTCTTCTACCACATCTAAAACATCTGTAAGGAAGTCAACATCTAAGTAATCTATATCTAGTCTGCTACCACGAGCGTCATAATCAGGGTCTTCTGCATAGTCGTCATAATCTTTTTCTAATTCGTTAAATTCCAAAAAGTCTACATCTAGTACCCCTTGGTCTTCGTTCATATCTTCCCTTGCCTGTTCTTCTACGGCTTCTGCGACCTCTTGAGGGGGTGATACAATGAACATGTTATCTATCATACTGGTTGTTAGATTTTGTATAACTACTGAACCTGTTGGTGGTGTTTCTATTGTTGACACCATAGTGGCTTGATATGCTTGATTGAGAGTGACACTTCCACCCTCATTTGATACTATTATCTCACCCGAAGGTGTGACTCCGTCCTCATCAGGGAGCAGTATGACGAGTGTTCTTCCGAGCTCATCGATGGTTGTTGTGAAATCTGTTCCATTGATTGCAATCTGTGCTGTTGGTGTTGATATATCTATATTTGCTTTCTTTATTTTATTCCCTTTACCTGAAGCAAATCTTGCCGTACCTTGAACCATTCTCAAGGACATTTTTGATAGTGAAGGATTTGGGTCGTAGTATACTTCGTCAATGTATACTTCTGTATGTTCTATAAGGTCTAGTTCTTCTTCGTCTAAGAACTCTATTTTCATTCGACCATTGACGGTCTCTGCAACATCATATAGTTCTATTGCATAACCAGTTTGGTGAGGTGTGGATTCATTATTACGAACTATTTGTCCTACACCAGTGGACTCGACTATGTCTCCAATGGGGTCAGCAAATGTGACCCCACTGATGAACAATAATAGACTAACTATCGTTAGCTGCGTCTTTCTGATTGATTTGAATAACTGCATTATCACTTTCTATATCCAGTACGATATTTGCATCAGGTGAAGAACAGCTGTTTCCAGCTCCACTTACACATGTTCCTGATAACTGATTAATATCTACATCTGCACTGTCTCCAACTAGAGTGAAGTCCAATGATTGTTCTCCATCTTTTTGAAGTGTGTTAATGTTATTAGAATCACCTGTTATTTCAAAATCCCATGTTAAATCATCTGATTCCCAATCGACATCAAAAATGTTTGAGCTTCCGATTAGTATCAAGTCGGCATTTAATCTTTCAGCTGATAAAGCATAACCTTGGTCTAGGTCAAACTGGTTGCTTGAACCTGTGACATCAAAGTTTATGTTTGAATCATCTGTACTACCGATGTATCCGATATTCCAATCTATTTTGTTTGAGTCTCCAGTAAAATCCATTTTGATATAACTATCATCAGATACAACTGGCCCAAATAAAATATTTGAATTACCTAAGAAATCTAAATCAAACTCTAAACCACTACCAGTGATTGCCATATTTGACGGTGAACCACCACTTGCATCGTCTCCACCAACTTTGTTTCCAAAACCGATTTGGTCGATATAAAGTTTTAAGGTATCACCTTCTTGTTCAATTTTAATTTCGTTATCATCAGTGGCTTGTGCGAAAAGAATATTTGTCGACAATAATGCTATTATGCATAGACTAATTAGTTTCTTCATTTTCGTTTACCTCTTCTATAACCCAATAGCCCCTGTCGTGGCCTTGGTATACTAATTCCAACACTGCAGCTTCAATTGCTGACCGTGTTGCGTAAGTCACTGATTCATTATTACCCACTCCATCCTCGATTTCCACGAGTTGAGTTCCTTCCTCAATGAATCGGAAGACATCTCCACCCGAACCATATGATAAAATGGTCTTACGAGTTTGGACATTTAATAAAACCTCTCCAGTAAGAACTGATACAGCTCTCATAGAGATTGTCACAGCATCTTGTCGATACTGTTTACTAAAACCAATTCCTAGGGTTCGTGCGCCTCTTCCCCCAGTCTTGATATTAGAGTCATAACCAATTACACCACCCTCAATAATAATTCCAGCGAATAAGAGTGGTTGTATGCCTTCATCCGTTTGGTCGGTCTTCTTTGCATAATCTGACCTTGCAGAACGAATGATTTGCCTTTCTCGGACTAAATGGTCTATACCGTTTCTTTCAACGACACGGAACCATGTACCCCCTCCTGCTGTCTTGAGTGCGTCAATAACCATTTCGGTTGCACCTTGGGTGACTGCAGTTGAGAAACTTGCGATATTTTGTACTGATTTTCTTTGACCAGTTTTGTCTTGAAACTTATAAACTGCTACGATTGGTTTTTCTTTAGCAGGTGGAAGTTGTAATAATTCCAAATAAGCAGGAAGCTTAACAACCTCGGGATATTCTACACAAATGTATTTTCTTGAAAGTTGTTTCTTGACTGCACTGTAGACATCTTTCTTTATTCCTTCGTCCCAACGACTACAGTCCTGTGGTTTATCAGACCATTGAGGGAATGAGGCACAACCCGACAATGCAATTACACATGCCAGTAATATAGCTCTGTACATTATCCTCCTCCATCACCACCGCCTGTATCAGGGTCTTGTCCAAAGTTTCCTGTACCTACTGGTATCTCAACTACTGTTTCCGAACCATCTTCTGCGATGATTGTTAATCTAATAAACTCTGCACCTGATTCATCGGTAATAACTTCCCATGTAATTGTATTACCCTCTAAGATAAAGGAACCGAATCCAACGGGATTATCATTTGCAAACATAGATTCTACTAGCTGTTTTGCAAATTGAGCATAGATTCTCGATTCGAGGTTCCTGATAAATTTTGCGAGCGTGGTATTTTCTGCCTCTCTTTCTGCAGCTTTTCTTGCAGCCTCGAGCGCATCTTCGATTGCTTTCTTCCTTGAGAACTCTTGGTTCTCAATAGTAAGATAATGTGCGCCTGTTCCAACACCACTAAAGCTTGGATTTTTAAATTTGTGTACTATCTCATCTGCCAATACAGAATTCGACACTCCTAGTAGGAGTATAAAAGTAAAAAGTATAAAGGTAATTTTATAATTGTTCATTTTTTTGCGGCCCTCTTTTTCTTTTCATTCTCTTTATATTCTAGAACGACATCAACCTTTTGTTGTAATCTAATAAGGTCTTGGTCTAACATTCGCACTTGGTCGATAACTCTTATAAGTGCCATATGTTGTTTCTCTATTTCGGGTTCTAACTTCTCTCCAACGAACCACCAAATATAATAAATGAAATACCCTAGACCTATCATCATGACAATGGGAAAACCATAGTCTGCAATGAGGGTTCCTATCTCTGACATTGTTAATCCCTCCTTGCGTCAACTTTACCGTCTTCTATAAAATTCTCTGTCCTTGCGACTCTCTCTATATCAGGTCTAAGTTCTAGCGCACTTGAAACTAACATGTCTATCTTTACTAACTCATTTGTCATCGTTCTTGCACGATTTTCTAATGACTTACAAAACATTGTTAGGGTTTTTATATCGTCTACTACACCTTCTAGTATTTGTTTGATTACAATAAAGATAAAGAAGCCCATTACAATTGCACCAGCAATCGGGGCCCCCACTTCACCTATCAAAACAAATACATCTTCCATACTGTTATTTATATAAAAAAGGGTGCATAAGCACCCTTTAGTTTAATTGGTAAATAAGATTATCTCAATTGAGACCAAATTTCATTTACTACTGCAGCTTTTGTACCACTTTTCTTTACTTTTAGAGATTTTTTCTCTGCAAGGTCAAATAGTTGGACTTTAGTTAGTTTGTTTAACTCTGCCTTGGAAACGATACCATTATCATTTTTGTCCACTTTTGGAGCAGCCTTTTTCTTTAAAGGTACTTCAATCGGTGGAGGTGTGTTGGTATCACGGTATGTATAAACAAATAAACCAATCACTGCTACAGCAATTACAATTGCAATTATTTCCATAATATATTCCTCACTTAATTAAGTTTTACTATCTTATTTAGTCCTTAGCTTTACCGACATTTAGTGCAACCCAATCAAGAACTTTATAAGCCTTCTTGACTAAGCCATCGTCCACTGGTGTAGGTGTAAGAGCTGCAATAAATGATGCACCCATTACTAACCAAGGTATCACTTGAATCCATCCTATAATCCATTGTAGGAATTCTAGCATAAATTACTCCTTCGATACCATAAGTGATATCGTAGTGATATTTAGGAGTTATTACTGCCTATACTGTATTTAGTTGTTAATTTCCACTCACTTTTTTCCTTGAAAGGAATGATTTTTATCTGTGAAAGTGGAGCTCTTGGTTCTACTATTTGTTGTGGTGAAACCACAGATACTAAGTTCCATTGTTCCAGTAATCCTACTATTGTGTTTCTTCTACCTATATCTGATTCGTCAATATTTGTAGGTTTACCGTCTAATTTGAATAGTTCTTTGAAATGGGTAATGTAATACTTACCCCTTTTGTGAAGTATGTGACAAGATTGAAAGAGTTCTTGTTCTCTTCTACTTGCAACACCTATGCGTGAGAGTGTTTCTCTTATCTTGAGAAAGTCGTCTTTTTCTTGGAAGGTGACCTCTACTAGGTCTTTTATTATTTCTTCTTGGTTATCCATTATCCTTACCACCAGTTTTCATTCTGTTCTTCAATTCTCGTACTTGCTTATCAGATAATAGATTAACATAATCTTTTGCCTCTCTTGTACTTATCTGATAATATTGCTTTACAGTATCGATTTTCTTACTAATATATGGTTTTGACCACTGTGAAAATCTTTGTCTTTTCCTAAGAGTATTTAGGAAAAACATGTATTGAAGACGGTTGTCTACACCATGTCTGACATTCATTTCGTTAGTAAGGAAGATAGAATCCTGATGATAGGATAACGATTTATTTAATAAGAATGGTTGATATGCTTTCTCTTCGACCTCATCAACCATGAGGTCTTTTTTGTCGTAAGAGACCGACTTTACAAAATCGAATGGATTTCTTTTAGCCAAGTTGTTTACCCGAGTCTGCAAGATTTCTAGTGACTTCCTGTACAAGGTCTTCACCAGTCAACCCTTCAACCAACACAGTTCTTTTACCTGTCTTTAGGTTCTCTCGTTCAATACGGCCGTCCATATATTGTATATCCATGACACCGTCCTCGACTTCTTTTACACTCTCTTTTGTTTCATACCACATAGAAGTTAATCTATGAGTATGCAACCACTTAGGTGTATCTTTATATTCTTCTGCTTTTAGAATTTGTTTTTGTAATTCTACTTTGTCTCTGTATTGTCCCATTTTTTACCTCTCATAAAAAGTTTATCTGCTTGTCTTTGCATAGACTTTTCTATTTGTCTATCAAACCAAGCACGAAACCATTGTCTTAGTTTACCCATTCTTGAATTTACACTCTGACATAATTTCAGTTAGACATGCAACAAAGTTGATTTCACTATCCATTGCAAATGCAGACTTGTATTGATAATCTGCAATGAACAATACTGCAGCTGGAATGGAAGTTGGTTCCAATCTTTGTTCCAATGCATTAAAGAGTTTACGATACAATGAGTTGAAATCATTATCTGAATTCTTACCAACCCATTTTCTCATACCACTCCAGTTCTTTTCAGCCAACATATCAATAAGAGGTGTAAGTTTTTCTTCTGATAGAGTCGTTAGAAGACCACTATCAATTTCACCACTAACACCGTATCTTTGAACTTCATTGATACACCTTCTGAAATCGGGGAAGAACTTGATTACAAGTTCAACTAAAACCTTTTGGTCAAATTTAATTCCTTCTGTAGTACATATCTCCATGAGTCTTGCAAGAAACACTGACGCAAGTCTTTGTTTCTCATCGGGTGTCATGGTAAAATCAATCACCGTTGTTCTTGAATGCAAAGGTGGAATGATTCTATTCTTGTAATTACAAGTGAATATGAATCTACAGTTAGAAGAGAACTCTTCTATAAAATTTCTTAGAGCTGGTTGAACTGAGTCTGCAGAAATATAATCTGCCTCGTCCAGTATAACAACCTTTGGTGAATCGGATAATGAAACAGTTGAAGCAAAGTTTTTGATTTTAGTTCTGAGAGTGTCTATGAGTCTCCCTTCATCAGAACCATTGATAACAATAAAGTCTGCACCCAGTTCATTACAGAGTGCCTTTGCAACAGTAGTTTTACCAATACCAGCAGAACCACATAACATGAGATTAGGAATCTCACCTTGTTTCACAAAGTCTTGAAATGTTTTCTTTAATGAAGCAGGAAGTATAGTATCCTCAATATTCTGAGGTCTATACTTCTCTACAAAAAGATATTCTTGATTCATGGTTGTAAACTCCCCGCCGAGTCTACAGTGTTATTCACCCTTGAAGATTGATGAGATTGAATAACTCCCGTGTGCATTGCAGAGACTGGCACAATACTCACACTTGTATATAGGTTAAGCATTGTAATTAGAATCAGGCTCCAATGCAATAAAATACTCTAATTCGATATCTGTATTCACAAAGTTTGAGATACCTTTAGAGGATACTGCAACTCGATAGTTCCCATCAAGGACTTTCAAGTTTTCAATTTTGAAGTTCATAGTATAAGTAGAACCATTTCCTTCACCTACGATTCTTGAGAATGTATTTGAAGTTGGATTCTTTTTATCTGTCACTTCTAGTTTAATTGTATTACCGTCACTGGATAGAACTAAGTCATTCACTCCAAGAACACTTGCAGCTTTCTGTAATTCAGAAAGAAGAGTTGAACTGATTTCGATATTGATTTCTGCCTCAGGCATTGTAATCATTTTATCGGGTGCAGTCACCATACCTTCACTTGCATAGAAGTATGCAAGACTTGAGTTATCATCTGCAACAGTCAAACTTGCATCTCCGAATGTAAACTCGGGGTCACTCATAAGAGAAGTTGCACCCAAGAACTCAGGCAAGTTGTATATACTAAAATCTTGAGGGAACGATTCGTCTACCGTAGCCACTGCAAGAATGTTTTTCATATTGGAAATGGTTTCAACCTTGTTTCCAGTTTTCACTCGGATACCCGAGTTTATAGTTGAGAAATTCTTTAAGATATTCCTCGTATCATTACTAATTTTCATCACTTTCAGCCTCCTTTATATGCGTGTCGTGATTATATAAAGCAAGGAATCCATAGTGAATGACTTTAAATAAGTCTGCACGATTGTATCCGTCCTTCTTACCGTATCTTTGAGCATACTTTAAGATATTACCAATACAGAATCCCTCTCCGTGTCCACCGTCCATAATAAATTCAGTTGCCTGAAACTTATCTTTTGAATAGTGTAAATCATATGTTTTGTCTACATAAGAAGAGAACTCCTCTAGGAGTCCCTTCTCGTTGTATTTGTAGTTGATTTCTGACATATCTACTATTTTACTATTAGTAGTCTGTTTCGTCAACAGGGTTTTCGGAAGTTTCTTCAACAGTCTCTTCCTCACCGTTTAGGTTGACACCTTCGTCAACCTTGGTGTAGAGGTCAAGGATAGAATTCCTTGTCTCTTCGTCAAACCTTGAAATGCACATTTCGATTGACTTGAGTTTGTCACCGAACATTCTGTATGCATTCACAATGTGAACCAACCTTCTAGTGGTCACGACATCGTCAATCCCACCTTCGTAGAAAGTTTTTCTGATTACATCAGCCCAGTCAACAAGTTTCTCACAAAAGTCTTGGTCAACTTCACCAGTCAATTCCATTTCTTTAGAAAGAATACTTCTCTCAGTTTTCACTGGAGGATATTCTTGTTGCATTGTGATTGCAAACCTTTCCAACATGGCTTCGTTCATGATTTGAGTTCCAATGAACTTTCCATCTTCGGAACCTTGTCCTTTAGTGTTTGCAGTAGCAAGGATAGTGAAACCTTTTTTAGGAGTCACCCACTCACCAGTTTTCTTGATTAGGTATCCTTTACCTTCAAGAACTGATTGTAAACACATGAGTTTGTTAGAACCCAAGTCAACTTCGTCAAGAAGAAGAACAGCTCCTTTCCTCATAGCTTTGATAACAGGGCCTTCTCTGAAAACAATGTTTCCATTGACAAGAGAATGTCCACCCATTAAATCATCTTCATCAGTCTCAATAGTAATATTGACTCTGTAAAGTTCTCTCTTCAACTGAGCACAAACTTGTTCAACCATCAAGGTTTTACCATTACCACTCAGACCAGTCACAAACACTGGAAAGAAAATCTTTGACTTGATTATGTTCTTGACATCTCTGAAATGTCCAAATGGAACATAGTTTGACATCTTCTCGGGAATGATTTTTACACCCTCGTCAAGAAGATTTACAGACTCAGTTGCAGCCGCAACTGGCATATTAGAAGGGGTTGCAACAGCAGGAACAGGAGCCACTTTGACTTCTGTCTCACCACCGTGAGAATAACCACCATTGTATCCACTGATTACAGCTTGAAGGTTGTACAATAGAGGGCCTTCTGTTTGAGGTTCTTTGAACCCAAACTTGTTATCTTTCATCCATGAAGGGAAATAACCACCCATGGCTTCCTTAATCTCAGTCCTAGTAAATGAGGTCTGAGAACCAAATTTAGAAACCAGTTCGTCCAAAAACTCCGTCCTATCGGGAGTTAGAGAGAACTTGTTTCCGTTTACATCAATAGAATTTGTCATTTAGTCTCCTTTTTCAATCTATAAGTATATTTTACTAAAAAGCTAGGGGCATTGTCAAGGCACTTATTTAAGTGGTTCAAGATATGACCCCATTTTTTTCAAACATTTAATCTCACCTTTTGCATTCTTAGCTGTCAAATACTTCTCACCGTTATTGACCCAAGCTCTGAATGCAAAACATTCTACTTCCTTTTCCTTGCAGTGGTCATAACTATCACAATTATGAAACACGCATGGACTAGGCCCTACATCATTTATTGCATCTGCAAATTTACCCAAATCCGTACTAGGGATTCTCTCGTAATATGCATCGTCTACTCTCAAATGTGGCATTACGCTATCTCCTTTATAAACTCATTTGTCAAGAATCTTGAAGTGGTTTTTGCATTCTGATTCTTTTTGAACTTTGAAAGAATTGTAGATTTCTTTGCACCTATCAATTCGTCATCTAAACTATCAGTACCCTCAGTTCCAAGGTTTGAAGCAGAGGTCAAGAACAATTTGTTGTATCCGTGAGTTTTGATTACAACACCTTCTTTTCTAGCCTTTGTCCACATTGCTTGGATTGAACCGTCTTCATCGTAAGTGTGTTCAATCTCACCACATGATTGTAGTAAGTTGACCATGTCACCTTTTCTCCCACAAACAAAGTATCCAGTGACAGTCACACCAGTAGTTTTAGATACCCAGTCTAGAAGATTCTGAGTCTTCTTGAAATCGTTTCTGTAGTATCTTCTCTCTTTCACTTCGTAAGGGTAAACTCTTCCGTTGATAGGGTCAATAATATCTCTTTCTTGATTAGTGTCCCAACTGTCTAGGTCACCCATTTGTTCTTTTTGTTCTGCTCTCTCTTCGTCATTCAAACCAAGAATGTCAGCAGAGTGTGAGTACCCGTCTGTGATAACTGTCAAAATTGATTTCTCAATCCCGTAAGCTTTGTTGAACTGAGGAAGTAAACCTCTCATTGCAACCAGTGTTGTATCCAGTGGAGTTCCACCCAATGAGTATTTTGAACTTGGATACACATCTGTAGGCATGTCAATCCAACCACCTTGGTCGGGGTCAACATGAACACAACCTTCAAACCAGTTGTTCCAAGCTTCAAGTTTCTTTGCAAAGCTCCCACCTCTTCCATATCTGATATTGTCTGTGAAGTAGAAGTTCCAAAGAGTAGACATGTTCAAGAACATTTCTTTGTAATCTTTTGAATTCATTTCGTTAGAGAAAATCTCAACGAGGTATCCATTTCTGTTTCTCCAGTATTCTGTGTCTGTCTCACCCTCAAGTCTTTTCTTAGAAATGTTATCTGAGAAGAGGTACACTCTGTGAGGAATGTTCACTTTTCTGCAGAACATAGTAAGAATGAAAGTCTGTTCCAACAAGTCTTGAACCTCGTTGCAGATAGAACCACTCCAGTCCAACATAATGTTGACACCATGGTTTTTACCGTCTGGCAAATAAGTGACTCTTTTGAAAACATCTTCAACAATCTGATACTTTGCAAGTCTGTTCATGTCCAACTTACCAGTCTTACCAGTAAATGCATGTTTTGAAGCAAGAGCAGTTTGTCTCATTTCAAATTCTTTAGCCATGTGATTGATAATGGCTTTGTTCTTAGACTCTAGTTTCTTGTAAGTATGAAGAGCTCTCTTCTTAGTATCTTCAATTCTATTTGCATAGTAAGAATCATTTGGTGCAATTTTTTCGTAGTATTCTTTCCAGTCTTCTAGAACCAGTTTGTAATCATAAAGAGTATCAGAGACAAGTTTCTTGAATCCTTTTCCTTGTAAATCAATCTGAGTTCTAACTACATTAGTATCAGAAATGAATTTCTCTTCATTGTTATGTGCATTGTGTTCTGTGATAGACTCTCTTGCACCGTCTTCACTGTCATACTCTTCGGGTCTTCCCTTAGCATTGACATTACCAGTTCCACCAGTTTCTTTTCTGTCTGACTCTTCTTCGTCTTCCTCTTCACCTTCTTCTGAATCTTGGTCACCACTTCCAGTAGTTTCTTGAGGAACCTCGGGAAGATTGTCTTCTTCTTGTTCCTCTTCTGAATCATCATATGACTCGTCCCAAGACTCACCTTGATTTTCTTCTTCTCCGTCTTCGTCCTCTTCGTCATCACCAATGTCAAACATTTGAGGAACTAATTGTTCGTCAGCCTCAGTTCTTGTTTCGTTTTCTTTTGACCACTCGTAGATTGCAGTTGCACATTCTTCAACCTCTTCCCAAGTCTCACACTTCATAGACCAGTCTAGGAAGAATTGTTCCTCTTTAGAAAGTTTGATTTGAATTCTAGAACCACATTTTGTGATTAGGTTGATTTTGTCAATCAAAGAAAGTTCTTGAAGGTTCCTACCTTTGACACCAAAGAAATCCATTTCCATGAGTTCATTGTATGCAGTGAAGAAAGACCTTCTCAATCCTTGATATTTGTTTCTGATATTTCTCTCAATTCTGACATCTTCAATAACATTGAGATATCCTTTTAGAGTTTTGTTTTTAGTCACTGCAGAGTGAACACCTTCATATGGAGTCCATAATGCATGACCAACCTCATGACCCATGAATAGGTCATAAAGTTCTGCAGAGATATCTTCCTTGAATATAGGACAACATAGCAATCTGTTTTTAAGGTCAAAGTATGCAGTAGGAGTTCTCCTATGCACAACTGTCAAATTTTCCCCTGCCATTAGTCTTGCAAGGTTGTCTTTTTGGGTTCTGATATTCTCTGTCATGTTTATATTATCTCAAAAAGCTATAGGCATTGTCAAGGCTTAGTCACCTAAAGAATCGAACCTTAATTGAATCAAAGTATCAATATGGTCATCATCGTCTTTAGAATAAACTACCTTATCTGCACCAAAGTCTTTTTGTATTGCGTCAATAACACCCCAAACACCTTTGTCATCATACAATGCACAAACATCATCTGAGATATTATCCAATATTGTGTCGTTTACTAAATTACTCATGCTTACATTATACTAAAAAAGCTAAGGCATTGTCAAGGCATGAGTTGGCGTCCACGGGAGGACTCGAACCTCCAACCTACGGTTTAGAAGACCGTTGTTCTATCCAGTTGAACTACATGGACTTTTGAGGGGGGTTTAGAGGTTTTTTGCGTTTCTCTTGTATTCGAACCATTCAGAATCGTCATGAATAGTAGGGGTGAAAAGTAAGTCGTCTTTATTGAAATTTAAACTATTTCTAATTGTATTTTCATTGTGACCTAAATCTGATACTGGTCTAGAAGTCATAGCTTTATGCATGTCTTCTGTAAACCACATTGCAATTGTATGTCGAGGGCCTCTTCTTATTTTGAAGACTCCATGACCATGATATATACCTTGAAATAGAAGACCACTTCCTATAGTTGGTTCTACTTGATGACCAAAAGGATAATATTCAGACGGTGGGAAATATGTTTCTCCACCTGAGAAATCGTCATTTAGATATACTATACATGTCCATTCTCTTGAAGGTTTTTCTTTACCACTATCTATAGCCTCTTCATCAACTTCACCCATTTCTTGATGAGAATATGTATCTAAATGTGGGTTTTGATATCCACCCCTATGCCACTTACAGAGTGTAGACATTTCGGGATAGAAAACTTTACCAGTTGCTTTATAGATTTCTGCAGTGCAATGAGTTTCTACTTTTTGAAAAAGTAAACGGATACCTTCATTTTTGATATGTAATTTTCTAGTACCTTGATAGTCTACGGCTGAACCAACGGTGTCTAGATGTCTATGACTGTTGTGCCACCTTATCAGGTGTTTCGACTCCTCCTCCGTCAGCATCGGAATCACTTTGTGATTGTACACTTTGGAGTTGTCTAACAATTTCCATTCTGCGCTCATAATTAATTCTCTTTTGTCTCTCTTTAGGTCTTGCTTTCAAAGCTCTTTCTATTTTAAATCGAGAGGCTCTTTGAAGGAAAATGATACCGTTCAAATGGTCACATTCATGTTGTACACATCTTGCACCAATTCCTTCTAATTGTAATGTATGTTTTTCACCTTCTGCATCTGTATAATCAAATTCAATAGCTTTAGGTCTTTTTATCATTAAGTATATATCGGGGAAAGAAAGACACCCTTCTTTCATTAGTTCTGTTTCTTGAGATAGTTTTGTTATTTCGGGATTGAAGAATGCTTTGATACCACTATCTGCAGTTCTCATAACAAA